ATTTACAATCTTTAGTTTTCACACATTTCCTATTAGGGGTAAGCATTAAAGAATTTTCTCCTCTTAAAAAAGTAAGATCCCTGATTGCCATTATTATATAGAATCTATCTTCTTGTTTAAGATCTTTATAACTAACAACACCTTGTCCTGGGAAATCTATTCTTAGACATCTTTCTAGAATAAAAGAAAGTTTTCTTTCTATGTCTACTGAATCATCTTCATCTATAGTGGAAAAGTGTCTTATCTCTTTAACATCAGAAGGTCTTATTGCCATTCTTGTACCTTCTGGGTAGAATAATCCCTTTGACGGTAAAAGGTGAATAGGTAAATTTTTCCAATTGACTTCGAAAACCGCATCTTTTTTAGCTTCTTGGACCGGGGTTTTATTTTCTTCCCTTTGGGGAATGTCAACTGGTTGTGGTTTTATTTCTTCTTTCTGTTCTTCTGCTACAGAGGATTCTTTTATCTCCTCTTTTGGTTGTGTAACCTCCTCTACGGGGGTTTGATTGATCACAGGCTCTACGATAGGATCATATTCTAATCCTCCCATTAACTCCTTAGATCTTAGTAATTCTTCCGGTGATATACCTAATAAATTATCCATAGTTTATGTTTATTTATGTTATATAACAAAACACAAAAAAAGAGACAAATTTATGTCTCTTTTTTTAAAATATTTTTTATATTATAAAAACGTATCTGACCAGTAGTCACATATCCATGAAAGGGATATACTATAGTTATTTGCTTGTTCATAATCCAAGTCCATTGCAGGAATAGCTTCCGAAGGAAAACATGAAGGAATAGACACTCTTCTAAAGACATCTCCTCTTTTATTAAATATAGAGATAACCATTGATCCCACATAATCTTTTTTAATACCCATAGCTCCTGTAAGAGGATTATAGATTAAATCTGACCATTGTCTTAGAATTTTGTAAACCTCCATAGAATTGCTTTCTGGGTTCAAGTTAACTTCAAATTCCATAGATATAGTCATATCCGTAGTAGATGGTTCTCCACCTGCATATCTTCTTTGAGCAAATTTATAGTTTTGATCTATAGTTGCAGAAGGAGCAATGTCAACGGCTAAGCCGGAAATACTCTTTATTCCTTGAGCTAATATACCCTCTCCTTTAAATCTCTGAGCCGCAAGAGGAATACCTGCAGGCGGATTTATAATAACCTCGAATTGATTAAGGTAAACAGGTTCATAGTTATTTCTAGATGCTGTTGAGTTACTAAAATGTGGAAGTCCGGCCATATTAATTTAAAAATTATAAAAATAAATCATCCCAATAGTCAACGGCAAATTCCATATCATTAATTGTATATATTCCCTCGTCTGTGTAGTTCAATCCCATTTCAGGAAGAGCTTTTAAAGGGAAAACATCTTTACAATTAATTCTACGATAAACATCACCTTGTTTATTAAAGATAGAAATTAAAATATTTCCTGTGTAATCTTTTTTAAGACCCATAGCTCCTGTAAGAGGATTGTAGATCAAATCTGACCATTGTCTTAGGGTTTTGAAAATATACATAGAGTTAGCATCATTTAAATTCACGGTAAATGAAATACTAATGTTCATTGTGGTTTCAGAAGGTTTAGCTCCTGCGTAGTTTCTTTTAGCAAACTTATATTTCTGGGTAGCTAATCCTGGGTTCTTATCTACAGCTAGACCACTAACTTTAGTTACGTGCTCTATTAATATATTTCCTCCGCCTACTCCATTGGGACAAGTTATTTGGGCCTCAAACTGGTTAAGGTAAACAGGTTCATACTTATTTAAAGAAGCCTGAGAATTTGAGAAATGTGGTAATCCTGCCATAATGTTTTTTAGTATATTTATCTAATTTCTAAAAAATCTAAAAAATTAATCCAATTAAACAAATTGGGCAAATCCTCCAGATGCAATACCTCCAGTTCTAGTAACCGTAATTCTATTAATGAATTTTTGAATTCCTCTTGCTGGTTCTATGATAATATCTATAACTCCCATGTTCATATCTATGATAGCTGGTGTATTATTAGAAGTATCCATGATAGTTTGATAAGCATAGATTCCTCCTCCCGATTGAACTCCGTCTAAATAATTATCTACCAATGTTTTAATTTCAAGTCTAATAGAATCTTCATTAAAATCAAATAGGTAATTAGAAAGAATAGATTGAACATCGCTCTCTACAGAAATTAATAGATCTCTTACGTGTAGTAAATTGAATGCTGAATTTACTGTTTGGTAAGCTGTTTGGTTGCCAAATATTACAACTCCTACTCCTGTTCTTTTTATTATAGGATTTATACCGAATGGTTCTAAATTTCCTCTATCTTCATCTGTAAAATCGTATTCTACACCTACTATAGTACCTCCTGAAAGAACCCCCCTTTTTTGTCCTGCAACTATAGAATAAGGTTCTCCTGCTGCAAATTTTCTAACATAGTTGTTGGAAACGAATGCCGCTGGTGGAACATTTATATTTCTATTAGATTCTCTAATTGTAATATAAGGAGAGAAGAATCCACAGAATTTAGATCCATCATCTTCGTTAGGTAAACTAAATGTATAAGACGGATTCAAAGATAAATTACCTCCATCTGCAATATATCTAGTTTGTAAAGATGGATATGGATTAACTGCAGTAGGTGCATCAGTAAATCTAGGATCTGTACTATTTCTAAATTGAGTAATTGAAGGTGCATTAATTAATGCCATTGCTTGCTGTCTATTTTTAGCAAGTAAGCTCAATTGACGTTTAGAATTAGGTAGAATCTGTCCAGAGAAAGTATCTACGATATATCTAAAACTAATTATATCTTTAGCTGCTAATGTCTTAGCTATATTTGTATCAAACATAACATCTAAGATCTCAGAAACTCTAGCATCTGTTCCATTAGGTCTATGTGATTCTTTCATTGTAAATCCTGAAAGGTATGTAAAATCAAAAGATGTAGTAAATTCAGCAATAGATTTAAATTTCTGAACTCTTTCGCTTCCTACCCCAGAATAATAAAGAACTGGTCTTGCACATATTACTTTATAAACTCCAGAAGATGTAGTTGAAGCTACTGTAACAATTTTAGCAAGTCTTTGTTGTTGATTTCCTGTAGGGGGTACACATATATCTAAATCTGTAGATACTATTAAATCACCTACAGAGAAAGGTACATTACCATTAGAATCCTCTACAACATTAAATGTAGTAGGACTTATCTGGGTTGCATTTACAAATTCTGATATTCCTCCTGCTTGTGAAATTATATCGATTTTTTGATCAGATACAGGTAATCCTGAATTATCAGAAGCGTAAGAAGGATTTACTCCTCCTCCGAAAGTAGCTATATCTGTAATTGTAGTATTATTTCTAGAAACATTAGTAAATGCTCTAGTGTAAACTAGATTGAATTGATCTCTATCTACTGTTTGTTGGAAACCTACATATTGTAAAGAAGATCCATCATCATTTAACCATATAAGATCACCATCACTAATTTCATTGTATTTATTATCTACATATAGGTCTGAAGCATTATATCCTACTAACACATTAGAAACTCCAAGAGGTGCATTAGGTCCAGTTACTCCGCTAGGGGTAGGAATGTTTTCTATATCTACGTAATCTGAATTACCGAATTGATAAGCATTTGTGTAGAAAGGTCTATTACTTCCAGAAGCCCCTGTATTATAAGAGGTTAGATTAAACGTTGGGCTTACTCTTATTCCTTGAGCTCTGTATGAAGCTATATCTAAAGGATGACTAAATAATATTCTTAATTCGCTTCCTACTTCGGTAGTTCCTGAAACTTTAAGTTTAACTAAATCTCCTTCTTGGTATTGACTAATTAATCCTCCGGTTAAACCTGCGATTCCCTGTACTACCCCTAATATAAATTTCTGATCACTTGAATCTGTTACTGTTAAAAATTCTTTTAACAAAGTTTTTTGAGAAGCTGAGGATATACCTCCTGTTGCTCCTGTAGTTCCTGATGTTTGTAGATAATGTAATCCTCCATCAAATAGATTAGAATTATAAGCAGCAAAAGACTGATTAATAATACCCGCAGTTGCTCCGGTAACCCCTGGATTTAAAGTAAATAATGTACCAACTTTAGCTCCTGTAGTGAAAACTGTTGCACCTGCTGGTGTAATAGGGGGAAAAGCAGCCGATCCAGTAACCCCAATAACATTTTGTGTGTAAAGGTAATCTGCTACTAGTACTTGGTCATAGCTTAGAAATTTAATTCTAGGTGTTGCAAGATCTCTATCTCCTGAAAGTTCATCTATTAGGTGATTTCCTACTAAATCTATTTTATATGGGCTATTACAAATATCATCAAATGCTTGTTCGTCGATAGCACAGAATAAACCTGTAGAAGGTGTATTTTGATTTACTAAAGTTTGTATATATTGGTTATTACCATTTAGATCTACGAAATCAGGTATGATACATCCAGTAACCGAAGTTACTATATTTACATCTTGATTAGCTAAAAAATTATCAATTTGACTTTTTACAAATCCATTATTAGTAAAGTAAGGTTTCCATTTAGGATCTACTGATAGAGCTTGGTAATTAGTCCAATCCCCCGATACTGCAATTACATCAATAAAATAATCTGAAATATAATCATAAGGATGCATAAAAGAAGGAACATTATTTATTCCGTACCAATCTGCTGCAAAAACATTAAATCCTAACAAAGGAAATATAGAATCAGTAGATTTTCTAGAAATTATACTTACCGGACTTTTCCCTAAATTGGTCAAACTAAATAGTTTCCCTTGATCAGCCACACTTAATGTAGCTAAAAAATATTCAGGATCTGGAAACCAAAATCTCTCTTTATTATAATACGAAGAATATAATCTTGGTGTTACTACACCATTATATTGTTCTGTATCTAAGGAAAAGGATTTATATGTAACCTCATCTGGTGATGCACTTGATACGTCATCATTTAATCTAAGAAGGTTCAACGCAAAAACAGGTCCCTGGCTCAAACAAGTAAAAACCGATCTGTGGAAGAAAGATCCCTTATTTTCTAAGGATCTATCTATATCCCCAAATATAGCGATCATTGTCGTAGCATCCGGTATATATACCGGAGTATTGAAAGGTCCAATATTAGAGAATCCTACAACTAGACGAATTGTTTGAGATGTTAGTATAACATTTTGGGAAGCGTCAAACTCCAATGTATAAACTCCAGAAGCTTTAAACTGAGAGTAGTCTATTTTAATCTTACTTGCCATTATAAAAATATATTTTTAGTCAGTGTATATATCGTATTTGATTTCAATTTCCTCGGAAATATTTCGAAATCAAATTAAACCGCTAAAATCCTTATAACTTTTACCTTCTTTTGTTATATAAATATTTTTTGGGTTTCCTTCAGAATCAAATTCAGGGGTGTTCATTCCCTCTATTTTGTTTATTATTATATTTTTATAATCGCTGTCTTCTAGCTCGTCAAATAGTTCTCCCACCATTTGACCAAAATCATAGCCATCAAAAAGTCCAGATAAATTAACTAACGTCATAGCAACATCATCGTGCCCACTTTGTGCAGAATATGTTCCTCTGGAATTTAATCCAAAAGTAAACATTTCTAAGACCGTATGTTTTTTTTCTGTTATAATTATTCGGTCTTTTCTAACAAGCGATCTTAATAATTCACAGTATTTGGATTTTATCTTTTCGTTATATTTTATTCCGGGTTTAGCTAATCTGGCATTTTCTGTGTGCTTTGTGAAAAGAAACATTTCATCGTAAAAATCATCTTTAGATATTAGTTTTTCATAGAACATATCCCCTTTATAATTCATCTCCAAAGCTATTTTAACCCTATCAGGATTAAATACTTTAAGAATTAAATTCATAACTATTTTTGTAAAATCATCAAGATTTATATTATTTTCCCTGAATAGTCCAATTTGTATAAGACCGAAGAAATCGGATTCGTCTTCGAAATCGTCAATCTTTTCGATGATTGATTTAGGTAAAGGGGTTAATTTAAATATATTTAATACTGTATAATCTCCTTTATTACCTTCACTAAGATCTATAGAAAAAACATATCTTTTACCTTCTTCATCAGCATCATCTATATTGAACTTTGGATGCCATGATAGGTTTTCGTAATTGATATCCGTGTCATGAAGGCATTCGATTTCTTTCCATTC